GCTTGTGTGCTAGGATACATATCTGAATCTTCCGCTACCAGACCACCACTTGCATCAAAAACAGAATCTTCTAAGAATGTAATTGCAACAAATACGGAATCTGTTGGGGGACTAGCTGCTGCAGTTGTATCTATAAACATTGACCCAACTTGACCAGCACCTATATTGCCAGCTTCTACTACTGTATATTTTTGTTTACCTCCAGCCATCTTGTTTTCTCCTTCTTATGCCTTACCGAGCTTGACTATTCTCATGGGCATATTGATTAAAATTCTTTATGCTACGTCTTCTAATATAGCTGCAACTTGACAAGTTACTGTAGCCGTACCTTGACCATCTGGTTTTCCATTAGCGTCTAATGTGCAAGACTTTCCATGTAGCCCTTCTGCTGTAAGATTAGGTGCTTTAAGTACCAACATCTCTCCATTTCCAAGTATCATAGTAGTATTAGTATTATAAGCCGCATCTCCAGTAAGTGATATACCAAGACCTTCTGTTGATGTGGTAGAAATATTCTTTATCGCTACCCATTTTACTTTATCTGAAAGCGATACTGCGGCTGCTAAACCTAAATAAGAATCACTTGTGTCAAGTATGTTAGTACCATTGTGGGTTACTCCCACTTCTGCGAATATCCATGCGTCATCATCCGCAGAAACTGGTGTATAATCAGAAGAACCTCCTAAAGATGATTTTATATCATCCATAAAAATAGATACTGTTAAATTTGATGATGCTTTATCTGCCATAATTAATCTCCTTATTCTTGTGGATTCCCACCAATTAAAACTTGTAAACCTTCTGTATATTCAGCTTTTAACTGAGCATATTGTCCTTGTTTCCATTGATAATCTGCTACATGTTTTTGAATTTTTGCTGAAAAGTTTTGCATATCAACGCTATAATTTTGAATTACAGAACCAGTTTCTGATTGATATTTTTGTATATCTGCAGAATACTTAGATAAAGATGATTGATATTCTTGAACATCTTTTTGAAAATTATTAATAGCATTTTGAAGGTTAAGCTGAACATCTTTATCTAAAATGGATTTTCTGCTATTAAATTCTTGCTGTGCATTTTGCATTGCAACTTGGATATCTTTGTTAAAGTTTTGTATTTTTCTATTAATATCTTCCTGATAAGCCACATTATCTTTATTGAAATCATTAAGAGCATCTTGAATATCTGTAGAGTATTTAGATATTTGAGAACTTATTTCTTGTAGCTTAACACTAGCTAGTTCAACATCTTCGTCTGTATCAATAAATTCTTTTACTTTACCAAAATCCAAACTCACTACTGGATTTGCATATTCAGGTGCACTAACAGATAAGGTAGCCATATCGCTAATACTTACCAGTGGCTGTATAATATCATCTACACTTGCATCTGTATATGTAAAAGATGGTGACGATGGAGTTGTGGGGGCAGGTGGTGATGTTACAGATGGAATATCATTAGGCAAACTTGCTGTTTTATCAGACATTAAACGCTGTAAACAATGTAAACAAGACCCCAGAACCATTAAATATTCTGCTTCTAATGGAAAATATTGTGTAGATGAAGAAGCAGAAGTAATTAAGTTTGTACCATCCCCAGTGGGTTGTTTAGGTACATAAATTAATTTAGCCGCAGAAAGAGATCCTCCTTCTAAGGCATATATTTTTTCTCCCTGATAGTAAAAAACAGGATTTCTACTTTGTGCATAATATATAGAATTTGCATCTATATACTTAGCTTTATCAACATATTGAATTTCACTTGCGATATAGTTATCAATATGAACTTGTAAAACTTTTCTATTATCTATAGCTAAGCCACTTGTACTAATTGTAGATTCATCTGAATATTTTCTTAATTTTTGAGCTGGCATTAACTTAATTATTTTAGTACCAGAATTTATTAATGCCTGAGTAATGAGATCATCATCCCCTACTGCCCCTATTAAATCCTCTACTTGTACTTTAAAACTTGCCATTAGTAATCGTATTGTCTAATATGATAACCAGAAGCATCCCTGCCTTTATTAGCATATTTTTTAGCTTCTGCTATCTGTTCTTTCCACAAGCTTTTCCAATATACCGCAGCTTGCAATCCTTGTGGGTTTAATTCATAACCTCTTGCTATAACATAATGAGCCAATGCTTCATGAAATTCTTCTGGTATGGCAGGAGACTCATCCATTCTTATTCCACCTGAACCATCCCCACCTACAGTAGCTACAAAATCCTCATCAAAAGATATAAAATAAATTGTTAATTCTTTTATCTCGGAAGGAGATATATAATCAGCACTACTATCTACTTCTGATGTTCGTGCAATTCCTAATTTGTCTCGCTCTACCCACCAAACATTTTTTAAAGCACTAGTTCTAGCATCTACGCTCATGTTAAATCCGATTTTTCTATTGTACCAACTAATCTTGGTATTTCATAACCGTTATAATCTACTCTTATCACATCAGAAATTTTTGTATCAATACTAGATAAAGCATAATATCTTTGATCAACAGCAGTATTTGTTGTAGCAGTACTTTTTAAAATTCTTGTTTTTCTACAAAATTCTTTTAAAGCTGCATTCAAATATAATCTAATTTGCGTTTCTGGCATCTTAGGGTGATGTTGTTTGATAATTTCTATTAATTGTTGCTGCTTCATTTAATCTTTAAAGGTTTTTTTAAAGCCTTTATTACCGTTTCAAACATTGTTTTCTTTTTCTTTTTTCTTGGCATAATTACTCCGATGTCAGGGGAGCACTAGGCTCCCCCAACACGTTTTGTTTAGTTAGCTGTTAAGAAGCATCAACAGTAGCTTTTGTTGAACCACTACAATACCAGTTTGTACCATCACAAGAAATATCAATCGTATCATTAATTGCACCAGCATTTAATGTTAAAGATGATACTGTTTCGTGTATGTCTCTACCAGTATTTGTTGCATGATCAGTACCATAGCTACCATGATAGTATATCTTACTTGCACCACCAGATACCACATGTTCACTTGTATCACCAGATATAACCCTAAAGCTAAATCCAGTAAGAGAACTTGATATAGTAGGTAATGTAACAGTAATTGCACCACCAGATAGAATGAAAGCTTTTCCATGATCAGCTGGTACAATAGAAAAACTTGCAGTCTTACTTACGCATCCAGCACTTGAACCACCTAAATAAGGTCTAGCCATAATAAGCCTCCTTACGCTGTGATTTTAAACAGATGATGACTTTCAATTAGCTGTATACCAACACCTTCATCAGACATGTATTGATCTTTTACTGCGTCAAACGCATTATCAGTTTTAATATTTGTCTGATACATTGAAGGACGGTATTGTGCATGAAACAGATTTTCATCAGATACAACTAACATATACTTATTGTAAGGTCCACGTAATGCTGGAGCTGGAATCAACTGCAACATTCCATGAGGTGTCTCAAGTATACGATAATTGAAACCAAGAGCATCACGCTTCATATCTCCAAGAGAAACTGTCCAACCTGAGTTGCCAGACATCCCTGAAGAACCAGCCATTTTAGACCAGTAACCCAAAGCACCAGCACCAACAAAAGCACGCTTAACGCCTGATTCTGGTACATACTGGAATACCTTTTCCATATCATCTACAAAATCTCCATAGCCGTAACTTGAAGAAACTGTAAAAATATTGGTATAATCAACAGATGAAGAACTGCTTCCGTATGTATTAATGGCGGAAATGATACCATAAGTTGTACGAACCAAGTTTCCGTCAGCATCTGTACGTCCAGAGTCATTGAAAGAATCCGATGTAGATCCATCTTGAAGATCCAAACCAGTACCATCATCTCTCTGTCCAAACAAGAAGGCTTTCTCCTTCTGCATCTTATGCTCTTGAGCTTTTATCCTACGCAATCTAGAAAGTTCTGAAGATTCTCCACGAAGAACTGCTGCTTGTAACGTACCAGTTATCTGCAATGGAGTCTTAAAGATCTGACAAGAGTTCCATACGACAGATAGCTCATCTGCCCATGCTTCAGGTGCGTCAGTACCTTCACCGTGTGCACTACCGACAACATAACAAACGTCATCATCAGCAATAGCAATAGTACTGTTGGCTAATGATTTCATTGTCAATGTTGTAGATGATGCGGTAATAACTGCCGTACCTCGGTTGGTGTCTTCATCACTATTCCAAATCTCAACAACCAGTCCAATCCATGAACTGTCTGGAGTTGAGGAAAGACCTTCAATACCATCCACAGCGATACTGGCTAAACCAGTATCGTTATCTGGAATAGTACCCGGATCTGCATTAATGACGAACTTTTGTTTTACCCAAGGATTACGATGTTCAAACATCTTAAACACTGGGTCTGGGACTTTCCGTTGTTCCTGATTACTAATCAATGTAGTAAAAGGTGCAACGTCTGTCCATAGCTCCTTAGTGACCTGCGGATCTACGTAAAAATTTCGTCGATCCGTATAAAGTACACCAGAAGCTTTTAGTAGCTTTTCTGTAGCTGCCATTTCATTCTCCTTTTATTGTAGTTTACTTTATAACTATTACCT